CGAAAATGCGGCCGGCAGCAACAGCACCTGCAATCCCTGCCGCCCACATGTAATCTGTCTCCCGAGTGTCGGGCTCAACATGTACGTGGGGCTCCACATAAGGGATCTCTGTGAAGAGAGGCTGGGTGATGTTAACGCTAGCGAGGGGGCTGTCACTTGTTTGAATGGCGATATCGCACGCGCATCTCACAGTAGGTAGATCGCACATGGGACATAGAACGATCTGCTCCAACTCCCGCGAAACGCGTGAAGCACGATTTTGCTCATCTCGGAATTGACGGGCCAAGCGAGAGAAAACTCTGATGAATTCATAAATGTCCGTGTAGACACCTGTAGAAACCATCTCAACATGCTGGTTGCCATTGTCATCCGTGTTTTAAACGTTAACCTTGAAAAGCTCCAGGTTCCAAATGTTCATGTACTCGCCAATCTCAGCTAGGGGAATCTTCGAAGGGTCGAGCATGTTGGGCGCGTCGTCCTTTGCATACTGGGGCTTCACACCGACCTTGACTGCCCACGGGAAGCGCCGACGTACAGCCACAGAGTTACTGAACCACGCATCAGCATTCAAGTGCACAGTGTTGGTAGTGCCGATAACGAATTCGGCCCTGACAGGGGTTTTGCCCTTCAGTTCAAGCTCCGCCTGAGGGGGGCAGAAGGGGACATTGTTCACGATCTGCAAAACGTCCGTCAGCGAAGGGTCATTTTGGCCCTTGTTGGGATTAACGGAAGCAATATCGTCAAGCAAAATGCCCCAATGAGAAGTTCTGAACCCTGACCAAAATTGGTCAGCGGCAGAACGCGTAAAAACGCCCACCTGAGAAGTCGGTAGACCGAACATCTTGCCAAAGTGGCTGAAAAGAATCTTGCTCAAATTGGACTTACCAACGCTTGATCCACCAAAAAGCATCACTGCAAAAGGCGCGCGACGGGCCTCGCCCGCCGCTTGGCGCGTAAGAACATCGCCCTGGAGAAGACGAAGCTTCAACAAAGTGCCGCTCACAACATCCTTGGAATCACACGCCTTGGAATATTTGTGAATCTCAGCGCCTTGACGAATGCACTCCTCAAGATCGAGAAGGAAACCATGATACGTGAAACCGTGAGCCTCAGGATTAGCCAGAAGAGTGCCTCTTTCGATACACAAGGCGGCTTTCTCCCCCCATTGGGCATAGCTCCTACCAGAATGAACCAGTGGTGAAAGACTTTTCGTTTTCCAACACTGGACAACGCGCTCCGTGATGAAGAGCAAGGTGTCCAAAAGATGAGCGATGAAATCACAATCTTTGATGGTGGGCGAAACATACTGGTCGTAGATGCTGGTGAAATCCTGAACAGCATCAGCAACTCCAATCTTGGCTGCAAAACACGAGGAGATTGCCAATGAGGCGAGTCTGTGAAGCTTCATGACGATGGGAGAAGTCTTGACAGCCTCATAATTCGAGAACATCGCACGGACATCCTCAAAACTCACAGTCTGGAGCTCGAACTGCTCCAAACACCATGACGAGAGATCTTCAAGTGTTGCTGAAAGCGTTTTCTTGGAGAAGAAACGGGCCACGGAAGCTACAGTAAAGAAAACATCCTGCCACTCGCGAGCACGAAACAGACCGACAAACAAAAACTGCAAGTTCTCAATGATCTCGCAAGTTTGTTCCAGAACAGCCTTAGCAATCTCCGGATCAGCTAGACTGCCACATTTGGCCGATATGAGCCTATACAGGCAACGGTCAAGAAATTGCAAACCCATCATAAACTCCTGAGAAACTTGGAGATCGTAGTCCTGGGACAAGATAGCATCTTCGCACTCACTGACAATAGTGTAAAGCTGGTACATCGTTGCTGTGTTGATTTGTCTCTGTTTCTTGGGGGGGGTGTTTATCGTCCTCCTGGACTATCCCGTGTAACGGGCACTGTTACTCGACTTTTACGTGTAACGGTACAGAAAATAAAAGTGCTTCATACACCAACCCGGCAGCAACCGGGAGGGCGGAAAGACACATGGCGAAGTGACGTAAAATCTTAGAGGTCACAAACTTGGCAACAGAGGATGGAAAGTTTACCATCTTGATGTTAATACAACCATGGCGATCACACTTTTAAATCTGGTTTTCTGCAGTTATATAGACTTACTATGTACGTTTAAGAGATCTTTAAAGGAAAATGTTTTCTTTTTGATCTATGCAACTGCGGCAGACAAAAGACTAAACTCGGGGTGTCTAACCCCATAGACTATTTTTCTGTTTTGGCCTGAATGAACTGGCTTATAAACAAACATGGGTTTTGGTAAGTTCCCTACTTAGAAACATTCCATTTTGAAACGAGGTGGGACCTCGAGGGTTTTTCCATTTTAAAGGGATGGATCCCAAATTGGATTTGTTATAGGAGTTTACTCTCCATAGAAATAGCTCACGCAATCGACCGCGGTACGAATGGTGTCGTGGCACGAAATAGTAATAGCGAGTGGAACGCGCTACTACTAATCATGACACGGCACAAAAGCGTAACGAGTTCG